TCAACCAACATTGCATTTAAGTTTGCATATTGAATTGACTTATGCATTTTTGTTCCATCACTTATATCTGGTTTTTCTTGTACAAGCTCTGGAACAGTTTTTTCAAAATCTTGAGCTATAAATCCAATAGAACTTCCCTTGTTTTCATCTTTCCAATCAAAAGATACACCGTTTAAAGATAATACTTTATCTAAACAATTTTCTAATGGTTTAATGTTTTTCTTTAATCTAATATCTGACATATTAGAAGTTTGAAAAGCTGTTATGTCTCCTTTTGCATGGACATTACCTACATTAGTTACATAGAACTGTCTACCAGCATGAGTTGCTTGATCTTGGAAAATTGTAAAGTGGTCAAAATTATTTTCACCAGAACTTGTAGCACCATCAGAGTTTAAAATAATATGAGTACCACCCTTAGATTCTAGAGCTACCCAGTATTTACTTCCTGTACTACTATATCCCCCATCTGGATAATCATCAGCATATATCTTAGTAGAAAGATCACTACCTCCGTCAGAAGCTCTATCAAAAAATAAAGCATTTTCATCTCTTAATAATAATCCGCTAGTCTTTACAACTGCGATTGTACTACCTGCTCTTTGTAAATTTAAATCTTCGTCATAAGAAGAAACATTACCTGAATTAACCACAATTTTTCTGTTGAAATAAAAATTAGATCTGTCAGTAAAAAAATGAGAATATGTGGTATTTCCAGCACCTATTCTAGTGTAACCTTGAGATGTTTGTATTTGTATATATGGGCTGCTATGGGTAATGTATGTTGATGTGCTACCACCTGGATATATATTTTTTGAACTGTTTATGACTGTTGTTCCACCAATCTCAAAAGAACCTGCGTTCATTGGTTTGTTACCGCCTGGTCCAATATTCACTTTAGGACCTTGGTAATAAACTAATTCTAGTGGATCATTGGATAAGCCTGATTCTACTGTGTCAACATAAACCGACCTGTAGTTATGACCGCCTGCTCCGACACCATAATTACTAGAATTGCCAAATAATAATTTTGTTGAATTTCCTAAAGTAATATTTCCTGTTGCAGTATCAGCAGTATCACTTCTTAAGAATGAACCACTATTAACACCATCAAGTGTGTCGGCATCAAGCCCAGAACCTGAACCATCATTCCCAGCGTGCCACATGGTGTTTCCACCATAAGTTAAGGCTCCAGTCCCGCTTCTTCCTAACTGTGTATTATCACTACTACCAAATACTAAATATCCTTGAGTTGCATCTTGATTACCTGTAATTTGTATAGTGTTTGCAACATTCGTATCCCCAAGCCAAGCATCATCACCAACTCTGAGGTTTGTTCCGTTTCCATTATTGGTGGTAATTACTTGGTTAAAGGTTACAGTTGAATTTGTATTGGTTGCCTGGTTTGAGCTATATGTTGTATAGCCAGCACCATTGGTTAACTGGTTGTTGTTTGTTGGAATTGTGGTTGAATTAAATGCATTTGAACCAAGTTCTCTTGTTCCTACAACATTACTTCCATTAATCATTAATGCGGTTGCTTCTGAACCCTGTCCTGATAAACTATTAAGTGTTAAATTATCAGCAGTAACTCTACCGCCAACTCGTGCACCACCAAATACTGCAAATACATCAGATCCATTTGTTCGCCCATGATCTCCAAATCTTGCAATATTGCTAAATGAGTTTGCAGTGCCTTTTGATTGTCTTACATAAAGTGGTAAGTTCCCACTTCTGTCTACTTTTGCAAACTCTGTTGTGTATTGTCCATTGGTATAAGCACCCTGAAACCTTACTATTTCCGCACCAGAGGTGCTTGGAATTGATGCAGAATCTTGACTAGTGCTTTGATCTGATGAAGCCTTAGTAATTATAACTCCGTTTCCTAAAGTTATAACTCCAGAGGCTGAGTCATCTGCATTGCTTCTTAAATAACCATCACCTCCAATACCATCTAATAAATCAGCATTTAATCCTGAGCCTGGACCATCGTTACCTGCGTGCCATATTGTAGAACCTTCCCAGGCTAATACTCCTGATGAGTTCATTCTTAAATATCTTCCTAGCTGTCCTGAAATATGGAATCCTATACCAGTGGTTGTACTTGAACCTCCATACGATTCTACAATTAGTGGAGCATTTGTATAATTTGTAGTATCGTTTCTTCTAAAATATTGAGTTGCTCCATTAAAGACAATACTTCCTGTGGCAGTATCACTCGCATCACTTCTTAGGAATGAACTAGCTTGTATGCCATCAACAGTGTCTGAGTCTAATCCTGACCCTGAGCCGTCATTAGCACTTGTCCAAACTTCTTGCCAGCCTTGTGCACTTCCATTATCCCACCATCTAAAATAAAGATTTTGTGATGAGCCCATTGCAAATTGTGTTCCATAAGGATAGTTACCACTTGATCCACTGTGAGCATAAATATTTAAACCCCAGTTAGCGTTGTTACCACTTTCAGGCTGTCCTGTCGCCCCATTTTGATAACGGAAAGGTAGTATTCCTCTATTTTTGGTTGTTCCTGCTGCCTGCCAAGCTGTAGTTAAACTACTTACTTGACTACCGTGTGATATAAATGTTCCGCCACTTTGGAGTATATTGTTAGTAAAAGTGCTTGTTCCGTTGAATGTTAGATTGCCAGAAGATGTGTCTGCTGCATCGCTTCTTAAGAATGAAAAGGCATGAACACCATCTACACTGTCAGCATCTAGTCCTGAACCTGATCCATCGTTACCAGAACCCCATAGAGTTCCCATTCCACTATTCATGGTAACTTCACCAGAGTTAAAATTAAATTTTAGTGTATTAGATGCACTGTGATATATGCCAGCGTGTGAATAACCATTTCTGTGTAAGCCAATACCCGCTGTACCTGAAGTTGCACGAACCTCCATCTGTAGATCGTTATAATAATTTGAAGGCGATGCAATATTTCTGTCCAATATTAATGTTCTATTCGCACTAGGCTGTAGTGTTAAAACTCCTGTTGAAGAATCGTTAGCATCACTTCTTAGGAATGAACTAGCTTGAATACCATCTACTGTATCTGCGTCTAGTCCTGACCCTGCTCCATCGTTACCTGCGTCCCAAACTGTATTTCCTGCTCTTTGTAAAGCACCACCGTTTGATTGTAAGTTCAGAGTAAACGAGGCAAAGTCAGAAGCTCTTGCAGCTTGTAGTGCAACCTTATACCCACCTGTTGAATTTAATGAGGCTACATATAAATAAACATCTGAACCACCTATTCTTGCCTGAGCTACTGAATCACTATTTAAAGCAGCTGGTCTTGTTACAGAGTTTGCTATATTAACTCTACCATTTAGACTAAGAGTTCCTGAAGCTGAGTCATTGGCGTTACTTCTTAAATATTTTGGATCTGTTTGTGTTGTTATATCAAATGAACTTAGTTTGCTATTAAGTTGGGTCTGTATATTGCTTGTTACGCCATCAACAAAATTAAGCTCTGCCTTTGTGGCAGTAATACCTAAGTTTGTAATTGCATTACCCTGCTGTGTTGCAGTTAGTCCCTGGGATGCTGTATCTACTCTTAGCCTGTTACCTAATGATGTTGATGTAGTTGTGGCAAAGTTTGAATCATCCCCGAGAGCTGCCGCCAGTTCGTTAAGAGTGTTTAAAGCACTTGGAGCTGAGTCAACTACTCCAGATACTTGTGCATCCACATATGCTTTTACTGATTGTTGTGTAGGAACTCTTGTTGCACTGTTAGTAGAAAATGAATCTTCATCGATAAAAGTGATCCCTGAAATGGTTCCATCACTAAATGAGGCTCCTTGAATAGATCCTACAAAGGTGCCATTTCCAGAAGCATCTACTCTAAATCTAGTATTTGTTAAGGGTGCTGTTGCACTAGCAGTAATTGCTCCTGTAGTTGAGCTTTTTGTTCCGAAATAGAAACCGCCAGAATCACTTATAACTATTGTGCCTACAGGGGTTCCGTTTCCTGCTGCTGCTAAATAAACATAATCTCCAGTAGGGCTTGTCCAACCGTTGTACAATACATGATGAGTATCTGCACTTGTCCATGCGTCTTCTTCTAATTGCAATAAAATACCAGAGCCATGTATTCTATAATATCCTTGTGCAAGTATATGGTTACTACTTTCAAAATTCCCTGTAACAGTTGTTGGGTTTCCAAGCGTTATTGCTGAACCTGTATCTGTAATACTTGAATCATCTAATATTGAGCCGTTAAACTTAACAACTTTATTTGTAACAATATTTGTAACGCCTACTTGAGTTGCAGATATGGCACCACTATTAATAGTTCCTATGTTTGTAAGGTTTCTTGATGCATCTATGACTGTTACAGGAGAAGCTCCCATTTGAATATCACCTGCATTTGTAAATCTTACATTCTCCACAAAACTGCTTGTTGTAGATTTACCGAAGGTTATACCACCACTTGATGAGCCAGAATTTCCACTATGTATTCTTAACTCACTTGATTGAACTTGAATACCATATCTATCTCCTGAACCTCCAGTACTATGATAAAAGTCAATTTTATTCCCTACTGAATTTGCAAAAGAGAGTGCTGCTTGTGGGCTTGTAATTCCGATACCGACATTCCCACCAATAGGATTTAAAGCTAAATTATATCGAGCTACACTTGTGTCTACTACATAAGCTGACTGAATATATGAAGTATATGGGGAACTTGCCATAGTTCCAAAAGTCATACCATTTCCACCAGCACCTTGAACTTTTAAATTATAGTTACTTTCATCGATAGTATCGCTTGATACTCCTGATGAAATATGAACTCCATCAAAGAATAAAGTTCTTCCACTATCAGTTGCGTCATCGTTAATTCTAATTTTTTCGTTACCACCACCAGCACCACCTGACCAGAATCGCATTGTATCTGCATCAAATCGAATAGTAGCTACTGATGTATTACCAGATTCGAAGTTAAATCCTCGTGAACCAGAAACAAAACCGTGTCCAAAAACTGAACCTGCTTGTGAAGTTAAATTACCATTAACAGTAAGACCTGTACTTGTAATAGTTCCTATGTTTATAAGATTTCTGGAATTATCAATAACAGTAGATGCACCAACTTTATAAGATGCAGATGTAACTGTTCCAAAAGTTGATGTGCCTGTAGATGTGATTGCCCCACTACTAATAGTGCCAAAAGAACTATTACCAAAACTATTTGAATTACCTGACGCTGTAATACTCGCTGACAGACTTAATGATGTTCCAGAAACAGCAGAAGTAAAAGTTGTGCCACCAAGACTGTTAGAATTACTGGTGCTAATTAAAGATGCAGAAGTGGTCAGACCATCTGTAGTTGCCCTCCCTGTAACATCTATACCTGTTGAGTTTGTAGCTAATTTAGCTGAGTTGTTGTGATAAAGAGTAACTGCCCCATCTGCAATAGCCCGAATCATAAACTCACCAGTATATTTGTTAAGTCTTATTTCATTAGACCTTATAAATAAGTTTCCTGTACCAGCATCGTCTATATAAGAGTTAGAGCCATTGTGATAGATTTGTAGGTCATTACTTGAACCAAATTGTGCTTTTACATTGTCTGGAAAAGTAAGACCGTTAGCATCTAGGTATGCTTCTATTTCATCGGTTATGGCAACGCCTGTTTGGGAGAAAAGGCTGAGGATACCAGCAGTTAATCTGAGTTCTGCTGCATCTCCTGAAGAAAAGGATCTAGCTGTTGTGCTTTCCTGGGCTCTGACGACAGTAAGGGTGTTACTACTAACCGCAGTAACTTTTACTATTTCATTATTGGTCCCGTCATCCAGGGTGCAAAAAAATATTTCCCCTGATCCAAGGCTTGGAAAAACACTACCATCTGCTACTGATACTGATGTTGCAGAGGATGATAGGCTGGATGCAAGGGTTGTTTTTGCATTGTTTTTAAAAACAACTGCCACAGCTTACTCCTTATGTAATTAAGAAACTGTTACAGTCCAAGTTATTGTCATTGAGTCAGACGCACCTTTGTTTACTACTGAAAACACTGTTCTACAAAGCATAGTTCCTGATGATGATGCATTAAAGATTCCAGCTTCTGTAATCGCTCCTGTACCTGATCCAGCACTAAATGTAGCAACATAGGTTACTTCATTGTTAGAAACTGTAGTTGAGGTAAGAGCCTGTCTTACTGATTGGGATCCTAATGCTGTGTCAGAAGCTGCGGCTGCTGTAGATCCAGTACCTATGCCCATGTGAGACATAGCAGTTGCAGAAGCATCTTTCATTCTGCTTGCAACATAACCTTTACCAGCTGTAACAACGATATTGTCAACTTCTTTGACAGTCTCGCCATTGATTGCAATGTTAAGTCTGCCTTTCAATTTTAGATTATCGTTAATCATTTCTTCTCCTAGTTTAATGCATTAGAGTTTAAAGCAGCAGTGTTAAGAACACTTGATCCACCCACAGTTAACAAAATACTTATAGATTCTGAAACTGCAAATGAGTCTGCTTCAACCTTGCTTAAAGATATCACATCTGCTTCAGATAATGAAACAGTATCAGTCTTTGTAGGATCGAATCTCAATACCTGATTTTCTGTTACAGATAGGGTTTCTGTTTTAGCTAAACCATAAGACCTTACACTGTTTTCTAATACGCTAAATGAGTCTGCTTTTGGCTGATTGATTTGTTTTACAGCTTGTTCAGATAGGTTGAGTGTTTCTTCTTTCCCCAGCGAGGTAGCCCTGACACTAGACTCAGACATGGTAAGTGTTTCCGTAAATGGCTTGCTTTGTAGTTTAGCTATAGATTCTGTTACTGATAGAGTTTCTGTAAATGGTTTTGTGATGCTAAATAAATGCTCTTCAGACATAAACGCAACATTATCTTTATCTAAAGAAACATCTGTCTGTAAAGGATCTGATATAGAAGCCCTATCATCTAAAGCTATAGTATCGGTAAATGTTCTAGAGAATGTTACTACTCTAGAAAGATTTTCTGACATGGTTAATAAGTCAGACTTATTTGGTGATATAAGTCTTATTGATGTTTCACTAACTGAAACTGAATCTGTTTTACCCAAAGATGCTAATACATTTGCATTTTCAGAAAGTGTCATACTATCAGACTTAGGTATGGCTAAGGACTTAGCATCCACTTCAGATATTGTTACGCTGTCAGTTTTGCCTAAGTTTGGCTGTCTTACCGCAACCTCTGACATAGTAAGAGTCTCTGTAAAAGGCTTGCCAAACTCTTTTGCTGGTAGATCTGAGATACTCATACTATCAGCAGCTGATGTTAGAAATGATATAGCGTGTTGTTCTGCTACAGTAAAAGAGTCTGATTTAGATGCGGTAAAAAACCTTCTAGCGTCTTCAGATAGGGTTAGAGTCTCTGTTTTACCTAGATTGCTGTCTATGCTTTGTATTTGTTCACCCAGCCCAAAAGAGTCTGTAAAAGGCTTAGATACTGTTAAGGCTGCTAACTCAGAAAGAGTAATAGTCTCAGCATTGGGGTGTCCAGGATAAAAGTAAAGATTCTTAGTATCTGAATCTATAAATATTTGAGCGTTAACATTTTGAAAAGTTGTTGATAAATCAAGGTTTACAAAACTTATCAGCGAATCTGATATAGGTGCAATGGTAGTGTGCCCTACTCCTAAATCAAAATTTGAACTGGTTGTGCTTAGATTATATTCGGCACTGTTGAGTACATCATCTCCAACTTCTCTGACTGCTGCTACTATTTCTTGGGATTGTATAGATACTTGTAGATCTATAAATTCTACAACTAATCTTATAGCCATTAGTCAAAGTCATCTCTCACATTAAACTTAATTAGATCGTTTACTGTTTGTATGTTGCCATCTGATTTGGTGATTTCTATTTCTCCCTCGTAAAACCCTGCCTCAGTAAAAGTTGTATTAGTAAATGCCATAGAACATTTACCAGCAGAAGCATCAGTGTTTGATGCTGTAATGGTTGCTAAAATAGTTGTAGTACCAATTTTTCTAATTCTTACTCTTGTCGTAGCTCCTGTTAAGTTGATAGGAGCAAAGGTAGTTGGATCTTCTGGGTCTAAAGTTTTTCCAGATGCAGCAGTATTAGAGTCTCTGAGAGTAAAATTCAACTCTGGATGCGTATCACCAACTACTACTTTGATTGTTGTCGAATATGCCATTATGCAAACTCCTGATATTTAATAGTTAAAGGAGCACCAACTAGACCATATTTAGTCTTTCTTACAGCTTGTGCTTCACCTTTATCATACATTCTTTTATTCAAATCAGCCGCCTGGACATCACTCCAAGGGCTATCTTTCATCATTTGTAGTCTATACAAAGCACCATGCACTATAGTTTCTTGATACTCATTCACTATTATATTGGGTATCGTTGTTGCTGTAGCCGTTGGTTTTAGACTATACAAAGCATAAAGAGAATAATTTTGGTTGGGTGTGGGTGCGATTAAAATCGTCTCTTGATCTTTTTGTGAATAATATTTTGGTTTTCCGCTGCCATACAGATCAAATAAAGATGGCTTCCCTATCAAGGATTTTGGCTCAAGCCTAGTTAAATTCTTCTCTGATAGTTGTGCAGTAGACTCACCAACCTCACAAAAGAAGTCTAATATATGATTTAGCTCTGAACCAACCGGGATATCTAAGTCAGCTGACTCATACTCATTGATACCAGTTACTGTTTGAAATAAAGATAGATCAGCTAGATAGATGTCAGTGTTAATACAAAAATCAATGATTGTGTTGCGTAGCTCTTCAATAGCAATAAAAGATGGACAACTAGGTGCTTCTCTTTTAACCTTTGGTACTAATGATTCTATCTTTTTTGCTACTGCCATTATTCATTACTGTGCTGGTGTTGATGGTCTTGGGGTAGACCCAGCATCAACTTGATTTTTTACTCCTAGTGAGTTTTGAAATGATTGTAAATACATAGCAGATCTTTGCATATCGCCAGCGTACTCAGTGTCTTTTTGATAAGCCCTATAAAGCATATAGTCTAAGATTGCATTAGCATAAACATCATCTAGAGATATCACTGTAGTATCAGAAGTAAAATTACTGATAGTTATATCCCCGGGTGCTGAACTATAAACAATACTTATAGTAGCACTTGAGGATGTGGTGTGCGGATACACATAAAATATCTTAGGATCCATTGGATCATAGACATAGTGCTCTACATTAGTTCCTGTGGTGCCATACCAGTCTTCTATCTGATCGTCTAACACTCTTCTTTCTATATTTGTTATAGGTTTGGTAGTGGGTGATGCGTTCTTATAGATAGACAATAATCGTAGAGCTGCACTAGGTAGTGTTTGCTTTGCCGAATTAGCAGCTAAGGTAAATGATGCATTTACTGGATTGGCATCTGGTCTAAATAAAACTACCTCCCTCTGCCCATCATTTAAATAATTTAATAATGTTTGCTGAGACCACCTAACATTAGTGTTGTCCTGGAGAATCTCTTCAGCTCTATTAATTAAATCTACTGCCTTTACGGTTGCCATTTACAGTCCTAGTTGTTCTTTCTGCTCTTTGCTTAAAGATTTTTTATCGTAAATAAAGTTCCAGAAGTCAGCTCTGTGCATAGGATTCCATTCAACGATTTTGCCATGCTCACTAACTGAATAAAGTGGATCTTTACTTGGTTTTTCTTCTACTACTTCCTCGACAGGTGCAGAGGAATCTAATGATGCAAGCTGTGCCTTAAGATCTGCAAGCTTGTCTTTTGGGTTAAGAGCTACATTATGTTTCTCTTTTGCTAGTTGTACTATTTGATCTTTTGTCATTTGTTACTCCTTCAGGGTGTATGCTCTAAAGATATCACAATTATGTGATGATTGTGAACTAAAAAAAGGGGAGCCGAAGCTCCCCACAAAAGTCAATATTAAGCAAACTTCAGCTTAAATTCGCCTATAGCTGTTGGAAGTACAACTTTGTACCCGTAGACAGCTAAACCTCTAACGCCATCACCGAATGAAGACTCAAGTCTTACTGATTCAGTGTTAGTCATTTGAGAAGCATAAGCAATAGCTTTTGGATGTCCATATAAACCTGATGTTACACCAGATGCTGTAGCTAGGTTATTGGAAACATACATATTGAATCTATCAACAGTACCAATAAAGCCATTTCTTAATGGTGAAACATTATCACCTGTTAAGTATGCTTGTCTTAGTTCTGACTGTTTCAATAGAGTAGCTGCTGCTGGACTAATAATCATATACCTACCGTCTTCAGGAATATTATTTTCATCCAATGTTTGACCAGCGTCTAAAATGAAACCAAGAATATTTGATGATGTTAGATTCGATGGGGTTGCATTGATATCTGTTAAAGATGATCCAGCTGCCACATTTGCAAAAACATCTTGCTCGATAGCGATTTTCATGTTTTGAGCTGCATCATTTGCTGCTTCATTCATGAAATCAATATCAGCTTGTTCTCTTAGAATGTCGTCAACTTTAAAAGCATAGCTTTTAGCCTTGTCGATATTAAGTTCAATAGTACTAGAAGTAACATCAGCATAGGATAGAGATCCTGTGTAGTCTGCAACTGTAACAGCTGGGACTGCTCTAATGTTAACTTTGTTACCTAACCCTGAAATTTCTCCTTCGTACTCGTTAGTTGTTACCTCGGACAACATGGTCTGAGCATAAAACTTAGCTTGTAACTTTTTAGAGAAAACTTCAGGTATAAAGTGTTGCTCACCGCTTGCGAAACTAAAACTTCCGCTTGAAGATGAATATGCCATTTTAAATACCTCTTAAAATAATATAAAAAAGTTTATCTTAAGTAGTAAAAATTATGGTTTGACTCTTCCTTCGGTATAAGCCAGATCAATTTCTTTTTCTAGCTTTGCATACTCTTTGTCAGTAAGCTTGCCGATTTCCCGAGCAGTCCATTGTTTTTTACTACCACTCACATTTTGTTTCCTGGCTTTGGAGAGTGAAGGTTCAACATTTTGTTTTGCCTTTTCTACCAAGTCCTTTTTAGAAACTTTTTTGGAATCTAAGCCTAAGTCTCCCTTATATCTAGATAAAAGTTCTATAGCATCTTGTGCATCGCCTTCTATGGCTGCTGTTTTCCACATATTAGATTGTCTACCTAACCAAAGTGTAAAATCTTCACTCTTTGATACAGCCTTCCAATCTGGATGGACTTTAGCAATAGCAGCTTGATGCTTTTCTTCTTCTGCCTCTCGTTGAGCTTTCAAGACCTCATCTGTAGCTTGTGATACTCGTTGTTCAACAGTTGCGATGCGGGCATCAACATAAGATTGCAGGGGTTTCACTAACTCTGGATAGTCTTTGACTATCTGTGAAAGATCGACATCTACTGCTTCTTTCTGTTTCTCAACTTGAGCGTCAGTCTTCATTACCTCCATAGCTGTGATTTTATTATTCATCTCAGCTAATTTGGCTTCGAGTTCTTTCTCTCTCTGGGTAGATTTGGTCATCTTCGCCTGAGCGTTTTTGTACCTTTCTTCCCACTGTTCGGCAGATAAGTCTAAACCTTTATCTTGGGTTTTAGCCTCTTCTTCCTGAACCTCTTCTATATTCTGATCAGATGTGTCTTCAGTATCCTGAGATTCATCGGGTGAATTTTCATCAACTTCTTCGACCTCTTCGGGTGTGTCCTCTGCTTCTGCCTCTTCGATAGCTAATCCTTTGGCTTCTGGTTCGGATTCCTTCTGAGCATCTTGAACTTGTTTCAACATCTCATCAGCTTCTTTTTCAAGCCTTTCAGCGATTATCTCGCCTTTAGTTTTTTCTCTTTCCATTTTCTCGGTCCTTAATCGGGGTATCGATCAAATTAATTATAAATGTTAGGTGTATCCTTTCGGGTGCCTAACGAGTTGATTACCTTATCAGCAATCTGGTCTAAAGATACTATAAACTTAAGTATCTCGCAACGACCTTGACTATGTTGGTAGTTGTCCGTTATTTCCAACTGGTCCCGCTCCGCCTGGCGTAGGGACTCCATTTCTTGCATTAGGACCGACCATTCCGTCCCCATTTGGGACTTGATTAGCTTCACCGCCTTGCTGGCTGGCAAGGATAGCTTGTTGTAATGCTTGCTCATTCATTAACTCCTCTTGAGATTTTATTACCTCGTCTGGATCAATATCTAAGGATTTAGCAATATCAGTCAATAGTTTTTCTCTATCAACCATCTGTGCATCGATTGGATTATTAATCAAAGACAAGAACTGAAGCAGTCTTTGAGACTGTACTTCTTTCTGTATCAGGGCTGTGGATCCTTTAGCAATAATACGCATATCGGATTTGACATTTTTATCTTGATTCCATGTCATATTCCAATCATACAATGAGCGTATCATCGGCTGTGTTAAGAAGTCATCAATGTTCTTGATAACTGATTTCAAAACAATGTTGGCATTACTCATTAAAATAGATATACCAGTTGCTGTTCTATTAAGTGAACTTTGTGATTGTCCGTGAGTGTAAGAAGGTAGTGCAGTAGTTTCATCAGCAAACCTTCTAAATAACTCTATCACAGAGACAAGTGCTGGAGAGTTTGATTGAGGTTGATAAAAACGCACCATAGGCTGATTGCCGTCTCCACCCTCTCGTAAGAATACACGCCATGGATACAACTCAGTTGGGTCTTCTCCAGATGCCATGATATCAGTATTTACTTCAACCATCGGACCAGAAGATAACGCAACATTATCGAGATAGATTCTAGTTGCAGCATTCATGGTAGCTTGTGAATCACGCATCATTCTAGGTACACCAGTTCCCCAGAATGCGTGTGGGTTCTTCTCATAGGGGAATATGAAATATGGTATTACACCACCAGGCAATGGATTTAACTGGGCTTTAATAACTTTGCCAGAAACAATCCATATATTTGCGTCATACTCCATAGAGAGGTCATCCTCATCACCAAACTCTATTCCAGCATCTTGTAAGTCATAACCATTTAAAGAACCCCAAAATTCTAAAACTTCAAACTTTTCTGTATTAGTGTTGCTATCATTAACATTGGCTATGTTCCTTCTGTCTATTTCATGTTGTGCTTCATCGTGATTACCCTCTGGATTCATCTCAATGCACTCATTAATTAAATCAACATTGAAGCCTGGATAGTCTTTTAAAGCATTAAACTCTGTTCTTGATATGATATGTCGTCTAAAAATATCACGCATATCGTTTACTGAAGTAGCGTGTGGATCCGGGTAAAGATCAAAAATAGACACAGCTTCCATCTCGGGCATTGGATATTCTTCAATGTATAACTCTGGCACACCCTCTTCATTAGTCATATACATATGATCTTTCTCTACTTTAAGAGTTCCAGCCTTCATAGCACCTGTACCAAAGATGACTTGTTCCATGATGGCATCTTTCATCTTTTGTTCTAGGTTGCTTTCCTTAGATTGATCTAGTATTGCTTGTAGCATATTCTCTACTCTGCGATCTGTCTCTTCCTCAACCTCCTCAGTAAGCTCCTGCAGTCTTGCCATAACAAGCTCTTCAAGACCAGCTGTACCTACTTGTTCGGCTGCTTGTTGGATTTCAAGAGCGGCTTTTTCGGCAAGCTGACGCTCTACGACTGGTTGTTTAGATATTGGTGTCTTCTCAATAGAGAAGAAATCTTGTCCTGGTTGAAATAAAAGATCGGTAATTCTTGAGTAAGCTGCTAATACTTTAGTTCTTGTAAGCCCTACATAGACTTGAGATCTATCACCTTTGGACTGTATTTTAGATAAAACATCAGGATCATACTGACCCATGAATGCCCTAAGATCCTCAATCCAGTCATCTTCAATGTTATCACGAGCATCTTTGTACTCAGTATATTTTGCTTTGAGAATAGAACCTAACGAATTAAGTTCCTCCTGCTCCTCCTCAGTTGGGTCTACCGCTGCGGATATTCCCTCTGGTCCTAGTTCTTTGTCCATAGTCTAAAAAAATTGTTTCTTCACCCTGCGGAAGTTTTGCCTATGTTTTCTTGGCATACTATTTAATCCAAATAGGGCAATAGCATATGCCATTATTCTATCATCAAAACAACCTGGTTGGGCGTTTGTTATGCCTCTAGCGTCTACGACATAAGTTCGTAGCTCATCTATTAGCTCTTTGTCTACTATACCACTTTCTCCTTGGCGTAGTAAATGTACTAAGTTATCAATAATTAAGGGCTTTGTCTTGCTTGTTGTTAAAAAACCTGCACGCCTAGTTAATCTATCTACATATGCATCATCTACACTTTGTTCAACATAGAGGTTTGGATAGTTGAGTTCTTGTATTTTTCTGATCGTTGTCAGACCATGATTGTTTCTTTCAATCAATGTCCAGGCTTTGTTATAAAAATGTCCAACCTTAGCTACGATCTGAGCGAGGTCAAACGGGTCAACATGACCTGCCCAAGTGGCGACCTGATTACCCATGTGGTCTAATACCTGGATACAAGAGTAATCGCCATGCTCTAAACCTTCCGCAACATCAACACCAATACAATATCTCAGAGAATCCTTCGGATTCTCGAAAATTTTTAATAAGCCCCTTTCATGCTCTACAAACTCATGCTCACGCACATCATATCTGCCCACTGGCGTATAGCACTCTACGGCTGCTTGATCTATAAACTTTGGCTCAACAAACAGTCTGCCTGTTGTCAGAAACGCCTCTTGGGGAGTAGAAGGGTATTCCTGTCTAAACAAATCCTCACCGCCTAGTTCTTGAATCTTCAGTCTACGAAACATGATTTGTTCGTTAGTAAGGTTATACATCTCTTTGATATCTTCTTCTTCGGGCTCTATCTCAAAGTATGGATCTACTTTACGACTATACTCTGGCATCATAAACCAAGGGATAAAACATATGCCCCACTCTCCTTCTCCCCGCAGTGCCCTCATGCAAGCATCATAAAACCAACCACCTGCTCCGTTGGCGGTAGATTCTAATAATATTTCTGACTCAGCTTCTGGCACGGTTTGAAGTAACCCAGGGATAATATCCGCATTGGGATAGAAGGCTACCTCAGAACCGTGTAAGTAGTTAGTAGTCCAACCACGACCAACCTCCCCTGTCCGGGCTGTAGCAATCCTCCACCGAGATCCGTGTGTAAATGCCATTGAGTTGCTAGTTGATTCTTTGAGCTCTGGAGTTACGACTGGGTGCGGTAAATTATCATAAAAATTCTTGACCATACTGAAGATAGCTTTGGTTGATTCATTCAAGT